GATTCTTACGAGGCACATCGTAACGAGTCCTACATCAAGGATGGTGAGTAATAATGGGTGCAGGTCCTAATGCGATTGCCGATAAGGCTTATCTCGCTACTGGTGTTGCGGCTTATGTTTATGGTCAGGTCGTGACTGATACCGCTGCGGTCCAGTCTTGCGCACCGATTACAATTGCTAACTCGTACGTTCTTGGTATTTGCCAAGAGAACATTGACGCGGCTCGTGTTACCACAGGTAAAGCTTTCATCTCGATTCGGCCTTTCGGCTTTGCTCGCGCCTTAATCGGTGCGGCTGTTGCAAAGCACGATCCGCTTACCACAGATGCTACAGGTCGTTTCATTAAACAGATTACTGCTGGTGGAACTTTCTATGCAGTTGCTGAGGAAGCTGGTACTGTGGCTGGGCAGTTAGTGGAAGTCCGCCTGCTCGATGGCTACGCCACAATCTAAGGAGTTTTTGAATGTATAATCCTACTGGTTCTGGCAACGTCCATATTGACCAGGTTTTAACACAGATTTCCCTTCAGTACCCGAACAACGAATTCGTTGGTGAACAGCTGTTCCCGACAGTTCAGGTGAAGAAGCAGTCTGACAAGTATTACTGGTTCGGTCGTGATAACTGGGTTGCTGAGGCTTCCGATTACCGCGCTCCCGGTACAGTTGCAAATGAGATTCCCGGCGTGGGTGTCGCGCTTGATAGTTACTACGCTCAGGAGCATTCGCTTCAGACGCCGGTGACTGATGAAGAGCGTCAGAATGTTGACTCTCCGTTGTCCCCTGATCGTGATGCAACTGATCTTGTTACACAGAAGATTCTTCTGGGTCGTGAGCTTGCAATGCGTAACCTCGTTGTTACCGCTGCTAACTATGCTACTGGCCTTTCGATTACTCTGTCTGGTACTTCTCAGTTCAATGACTATGTGAACTCTGACCCGGTTACGGTTTTCCGTACGGCAGTTCGTGCAGTCCATGCAAAGATTTACCGTGAGCCTAACGTTGCGGTTATTCCGTATCAGGTTATGTCAATCCTTGAGGATCACCCGAAGATCATTGCGCGAATCATGTACACCGATCGTGCGATTATCACTCAGGACATTATCTCCGCTGTTCTTCAGATTCCGAAGATCATTGTTCCGGGCGTTGCTTCTGGTACTGGTACCGGCTTTAACATCACTACCTCCTACCTGTGGGGCAAGGATATCGTTATCGCTTGGGTTCCTCCGCGTGCTGGTCTGCGAATTCCTGCATTCGGTTATGAGTTTGCTTGGGGTTACCCCGGCGCTCAGGTTGTTGATCGTTGGCGCGAACAGCCGCGAAAGAGTGATCTCATTCGTGTTTCTCGTCGTTACGATCTGAAGCTCGTTGGTGTAGAAATCAATCCGGCTTCTGGCGATTACCAGAAGTCGATCACTGGTTACGTCATCAAAGCCGCGATCGCGTAATAGGAGAAGAAAATGGCTGAAGTTACACAGACCGTCCTTATGCATGACGGCGTGATTTACCCGGTTGACACTCCGGTTACGAAGATCAAAGACCTTACTGATGAGCAGGCTAAGGCGTTGCGTGATAGCGGCGCTATTGCTGAGCCGGTTATTCCTGAGTCGGTTAAGTCCGAACTGGAAGCTGCTCTTGCAGAGGTTGAGCTTTTAAAGGCTCAGCTTGCAGATGCTGAAGCTGTTAAGGTCGAAAAGAAGTAATCATGGCAGTCCTCATTGCTTTAGCAGATGTTCAAGCTTGGTTGGAAGCAACTAAGACCCCTGTTTCTGCAATTGAGGTACCGTTAGCTCAACAGATTTCAAGTCAGGTTCTTGGTGTCGTATCTTCTAGGTACGACACCAAGACTTGGTTGACTGACGTTACAACACCATTACTCGTCAAACGTGTCATTAGCATGTTCTATGCTGGTTATTTTTATCATAGAACATTTTCTAATGATAGCGAACCGGGAGTATATGGAGATAGGCTCCTAGCTGATGCGCAATTATTACTTGATGGTATCGCCAGTGGTACTGTTACTATTGTTCCTGATGCTACAGTGCCTGTAGTTGTAAGTGGCGGATTGCCATCAATTGCTCAAGAACTAATTGATTCAGAACCAGTATTTAGTATGTCTCAGGAGTTCTAATGCCAGCTGGAAAGATTAGCGTAGACTTTCCAAATAGGAGTACCTCTCCTACAATTCTCGCTGAGCATGTTGGTAACTTTAAATTTCAACTTAAATCTCTACATGAGCCTCTTAGACGTAGTTCTCGAGAGTTAAGTAAGGACATTGGACGCCAGTTTGATGAAGGTGGTGGTCCTCCTTGGGAGCCACTTGAAGAAAGTACAGTAAAACGTAAGGGTGGGGATCGTAGAATCCTTATTCGTACGGGCAAACTTAAACGTCGTGCTGTACAATATGCAAGATGGGATATCAATAAAACTAGGGCTGAATATTCTCTTCCTCCCGAGGTTGCATATGGTTTCCTACATCAAACAGGATTTGTTCATCTTGGCAGGTTTGCTGGTGCTACTATAGTTCCTGCTCGTCCATTTATTGCCTTTAGTGGGAGTCAAGAGAATATCGTTGCTAGACAGTTCAATGTTTGGTACCGAGAACGTATGATTAAGGCCGGAATATGACAGTATCAACTTCAGTTCCTACAACAGCTGTGCAAGTTTCACAGTTTTATGTCACTCTGTTGAAGGCTAACAAGACTGCTGGTGCTCTTCTCGGTGCAGATGTATTCTACGGTGACCAAACTAAGATTGCTGGACCTCGTACTGCTTGCATCGAACCCGGTCAAAAGACAAGTGAGTTCACTCGTTCTGCATCTGGGAGAGCAGTTAAGCGTGTATATCAGACTTACATATACGTTTATAGTAACTATACTAGCTCCGAGACTGACAATCGATTGGATTCGGACTTAACTGCCGAGGCTATTGAGGTTTTGATTCATCAGTATCCTACCTGTGGTGGCTTAGTTAACAGTGCGTTAGTCGAAACTATCGAACCCGGGTATGTTACTAAGTCTACTGGTACTACTTATGTAGCTAGTAGGCTTACGATTAACGCAATTAAGGAAGAATTCCTTCCACAATCTTTGGAGTGATATGTATAAGATTAAATATGACTCTCCAACACTCGGTAAAGGTGAAGTAGTTACTGTCACTGGTCTTGGAGAGTTAATTAATGGGAAATTCGTCGAGTTTCCTGATAACGCAAATGAGACTTTTAAAGCTGCTAACGGTGTTGTAGATATTGATGAAGAGGGTAATGCCTTCTTTGTTAGTGGTTTATCGTTAAAGGAAGCTTTCAAAGCAGACAAGTCATTTACTGTTGAGTTCGAAAAAGATACTCCTGCAGTAATTCCTACACCTACGCCTAATGGAGGCGCAAATGCCTGATATTGGCGCTAGTGGCGTTCTTGGCGTTGCTATTGAAGTTACATCTGGTACTTATTTAGCACCTGTTAAGTTCGTTCCTTTCAACTCTGAGTCTATTAAGTACAACATTAACCCTGTTGAGCGTCGTCCTGTGCGAGCTACAGCCGGTCTTGTTGGTCTTATCCCCGGTAACTCAACTGTTGAAGGCGATATCGAGTTCGACTTTACTGCTGATGTGTTCGCGCACTTCATGTTTGCAACTCGTATGACAGTTGTTAAGTCTGGTGCTGGACCTTATATCTATACTGGAACGCCTAGTGCGAATGCAATTCCTGTCAAAACACTCTCTATTTCGATCAAACGAGGTACTGAGGTCTTTGGTTATACAGGTTGTGTCGTTACTGGCTTCACAATTTCCATTGGTGACGATGGTAAGATGGTATGTACAGTCTCTATTCTAGGTCGTACTGAGACTACACAGGCTGCTTTGACCGCAGTTTGGCCTACAGCGCCTGTTTTCCAGTCTGGTATGTACTCTTTGCAGATTCCTACAGCTACTCAAATCTTCGATGCTGACACATTTGAGTTCTCAGTTGAGGATAATGGTCAGGCTAATGGCAGAATTAAGAGCACTGTCGGTGCTGCATTCGTTAACTTCGGTGAATCAAATGCATCAATTAAGACTGCTCGAGATTTTGCTACTCGTGCTGATTATGACACGTATAAGGCTGGTACGGCTAGCACAATTACGCTTCTTGCAACGGCTGATGCCAGCAATATCCTCTCGATTCTTGCACCTGTGGCAATTAAGAACTCGTATGAGGTTAATATTGGTGGACAGGGCGATTTGCTCCGTGCGTCAATTGAGTATAACTGTGTGATCGACGCTACTGGTAAGCATTATCAGATCGTCCTCACTACAGCTGAAAGCATTGTCTAATAAAAAATCCGGTGTGCTGGGCCGGTTACATTTAGTGGCTGGCCCAGCAGACCTACAGGCACTATACAAGGAGAAACTAATGCCTAAAGCTTATACAACAAGAGACACAGTCCATGAGGATTTGAAGTCTTGTGAAGGTGGCTTTGTCGTTCTTAAGCGTATGACTTATGGCGATAAGCTTGAACGTCAGGAACTGGTTAAGATGGGTATTTCGCTTAATGCAGGTAAAGATGCTATGGGCGAGATGGCTATGGCTAATAAGAAGGCTACGTATCTTGAGTTTGCTGGTTGTATTGTTGAGCATAATCTTGAGAAAGATGACAACGGTACAATGTTCAACTTCAAGAACTCTGCTGACGTAGATGCGCTAGACCCACGAGTGGGTGAAGAAATCAACACACTCATCAGCGAAATGAATAACTTCGATTCTGATGATGTAAAATAATAAAAGGTCGCATTCGTTCGCGGGTAGTAACTGGTGATAACAGTAAGCATGAGTTCTTTAGTGAAGTAAACTTCGCTTTAGAACTATACAATTACTGCAAAACGTTCCATGTGCTACCCGCAACGGGCGGCCTTTTCGAGCAAGATGCCTATTACATGTTATTGCTCGATTTTGTAATGTCTGCGGTTGAAGAAAAGGCAGAACTCGATGCCAAAGAGGCCAAGAGAAAGGGGGCGCGATGAGCTTTTCTGCACATGAAATGATGATTTTCTTACGTGTACGAGATGAGGCTTCGCGCATCCTTGGTCGTTTCGCTAGAAATGTTCAGGGCGTAAACCAGAAAGTAATTTCTGCCAATAATGACAGTATTGCAAGTGCTATGAAAGAACGCAATACTCTCACAGGAAATGCAAATGCAGTAAAAGCTGCTTCACGTGAAAAAATTACTGCAATGAATAAAACCATTGCAACGCATCGTAATGCAATTAAGATTCAACAGCGTGAGACAGAAGCTGTACGTACAAATAAAGCAAAAGAAATTGTATCGTATAAGCAGATGGCTGCTGCTACAAAAGAGATTTATGCTAATGATCAAAAGACAATGGCGAAAGTTCTAGCTGCTCTTCGTAAAGAACATGAAGCTAAGAAACTCGAGTTTGATGAAGAGTTAATTGGCTTACGACAAGTGATTGCAAAGAAAAAAGAATATCTTAGATTAGTTGATGGTAAAAAGCAAAAGGAAGCTCAAGCTACTGCTGCTGCAATTGCTGGTACTAATAAAGAAATTGCTAAACAGAAGGAGCTAGAGCAAGCTGCAAGAAACGCAAACCGTACAGAACGTGCTAGAGCCTCTGCTAAGATTGCTGCTACACATAAGCAGGTTCAAGCTCTACAAGGCTCTGGAATGGCTCTCACAACTGTGGGAGCGGCTGCTGCGGCTGGCGGTATCGTTACAGTTATGGCTCTTAACAATGCGTCTGACGCTGCGATTGAGTATAGAAAAGCTGCAACAACTACATTAACTCAGGTTGATGATAAATTTAAGACTACTCTTGAAGATATTGTTAACATTGGTCAGAATGTAGCTAGCAAATTTGCTGTTCCGATTGATGAGATGCAAGGTTCTATGTATGACTTGTACTCATCGATGGATGTTAAGAATAAAACTGTAGCAACTAACTTCATGGTACAAGCAGCTAAGGCTGCTGTTGGTGGTTCAACTGATATTAAGTCAGCAACTGGATCACTTATTAGTACGTTAAACTCGTACCAACTTAAAGCAAAAGATGTTACAAAAGTGAATGATGTGATGTTCCAGTTAGTCCGTAAGGGCGTTGGTAACTTCAAGGAATTCACTAGTGCAATGGCAACTGCCAACCCTTCTGCTCACCGTGCTGGACAGACTTATCAAACTACAGCTGGTATGCTTGCTCTCTTGACTCGAAACGGTATTAAGAGTGCTAAGGCTGGAACGTCTGTTGCACGCGCATTTGATGCTATTTCTAATCCTATTACTGCGAAGAATTTCAAGGAAATGGGAATGAAGATTTATGATTCCACAGGTAAACTTAAGCCTATGGTTAAGATCGTAGATATGATGAAGAATTCTATGAAGGGGCTTACGCAGGAACAGAAAACTGCTAAGCTCAAGGATATGTTCCAAGGTTCTGGTGGAACTATTCAAGCATTGCGATTCTTCAATACAGCATTAAACGATACTAAGGGCGCATATAAGGGCCTTACAAATGATATGAAGAATGCATCTAATGTAACAGATAAGAATGGTAAGAAGATGGGTGCTGCTGCTATTGCTTACAAGCAGATGGCTGGCACTGATGCTTCCAAGATTCTTATTGCACAGAACAAGATGGCTATTGCTTGGCAGAAAATCGGTGACGCTATTATGCCAGTCAAGACTGCTATAATGGAGTTTTTCGGACAACTTGCTGATTGGTGGAACAAGCTTTCACCACAGCAACAGCAAGGTATTGCTCAATTTGCTGCTATCTCAGCTGTGATTCTTGTTGTTGTTGGTTCGATCACTACATTTGTTGGTGTTGTGATGTTACTTGCTGGTGCGTTCTTAGCTCTAGATGCTGCTGCATGGCCTGTGGTGCTTGTTGCGCTAGCAATCGTAGCCGCGATTGCACTGATTGCATATGCTGCGTATCTCATTATTTCTAACTGGGGAAGTATTTCAAAGTTCTTTGTTGACCTTTGGAATACAGTCTCTACGTGGACAGTAAATACTTGGAATAGTATTTGGGGTTTCATTACAACAACATTCAATAACATCGTAAATGCTGTTGTCGGATTTGCTTCTGCTGTCGGAAAATGGTTTAAGGATACATGGGATAGTGCCTCAAAAGGCGTGTCTGATTTTATGACTGCAATTGGAAACTATTT